ATTTTAGATAAAAACCAGACAAAAGAAATACTTTGCATAACGATTACAATTATAACACTGAGTGTTTTACTATCTAAGTTCATTTAGCACCTCCACCTTTTTCTTGCTTGTCTTAATCTTGAATTTGGATCTTTTGCAGCTTTAGGAAATTGTTTCATTTGTCCCGCAGAACGAGCACAAAAAGATTTTCTTCTTGATGCTCTTTTTCCTGTAGGATTTTTTTCGGTAACTGCTGTAGATAGTTTAGAACCTGGATTTTCTCTTCGATATCGAGCGACACCAGATTTCGTCATTCCCGCCCCTTGTTTAGTGGGGCGGAAATATTTTTTAGTTTTAGGTGGTTGCTTATCAGGCATTATGCACCTGTATAAAAAACGTTTACTGTCGTATTAACAGTAGTTACGTTTAAGTTAGATTTAAAGAGAACACCATTTTCTGGAACGTTCATCGATACATCTGAAGTGCCTCCTGTTACAGCTACATTAAAAATAGCAGTACCGCCATCATTAAAAGTAACTGTTCCATTGCCTGCTCCTACACCAATAATAAAGCCCTTGAGTCTAGCTCTAGCAGCATTAATTGTAGTAGTAGTGTTTGCTGCTGCACCTTTTACACTAATATCACTATCGAACGCCATTATTTATCTCCTTATGCTGTTGCAGTTGCACCAGTATCAACTCTAATCCAGTTAGAACCGTCAGAAAATACTAAGTTTCCTGTTCCATTACCTGTTGTTTCTGATGCTTTTAATGCATTAGTACAAAAGATAATACGACCTGTGCTTGCTGAAGCAGTTGGTAGATTAGCGAACGCTATTCCAGTTGATGTGAAACCGTTATCTGAAGTAACTGGTCCACTAAAAGTTGTATTTGCCATATTAAACCTCCATGGTTGTATAGACCTCGTTACATAGTCTCTATACCGTCTGACTAGCTCAGTCTATGTAACTTGTTATGCTAGAAATTTTATTTAAGCATAAAAAAAGGGCGTAGTCAAAGACATACGCCCTTTTTACTTAATTAATTATTATTAAGCAGCGCCTGAAGTACCAAATATACCTCTAGGATCAGAGAAACCAAATGAGTATCTCTCTCTAGCTTTATATCTTGCATTGCCTGTATCGAAATCACCCTCCATAGCTGTGCTCATTGGAGTTCTTACGAAATGCTTCAGACCATTTGGTGCGTCAGTTTTAATGAAGAATGCATCGGTGTCAGTTAAGAAGTGGTTTACCACATAACCTTCAGGAATCATTCCCATGTTTCTAATCGCATTAATGTCGTTGTCTGCTGTTCCAGTTCTTAGAACAGAATTCATTAATCTGTCAGCAGTAAACTGTAATTCTTTTGGAATAATTAGTTTTCTACCTTGAGTTGCGATTTTCAGACCACGCTCATCAACAAACGCAGCAATGTCAATTAATGACTGCTCGAGTGATGTTTCATTTAAATCAGCATCTGTTGCTAATCTGTTGGAGAAAGTACCACCAACTGCTAATGGGTGTGCCACGTTAATAAGTGATACACCATCACCACCTGGGTTTGTACCTGCTGCACCAGAGGAAGCAAAAGCTGTGTTTAAAACATCTGCACCTTTAACTTGCTTTGTGTTTGCCATTGATCTTGCAAGAGCTTTTGTATAACGAGAAGAAAGTTGATCGTAGAGATTATCTTCGATTGCTTCTTCTGTGATTGCAAAACCTAGTGCAATTGTTTCGTGTGTGTAACGAGAAGTATAAGCTTCGGTTGCTGTGTCATAAGAGATTGAACCTCCCTCTGACTTAGTCGGAGCAGATCCGAAACCTGATAACATTACTTCTTCTTCGAACGCTCTGTCAGATGACTCCTGATCGAAGATTTCTGTATGTTCTTGCTCATACCTTTTGTATTCCATTCCAAACAGTGCATTTAGACCTGGTTCTAACTCTTTAACGAGTTGACTTCTTGATATAGCCATAATTTAACCTCCTATATGCCTGTTGTGTCTGTTAAGGAATGTAAGTTGATCTTAACAAGGATGTTAGCATTTGCTGCTGTGTAATCATCATTGTCTGGATTTGTTGAAAGACCTACAACCCTAAAGTTTGCTCCAGCGTCAACTGTAAATGAATCACCGTCAATTTTTAGAGCAGAGATACCTGATTTGTTAGATCCTGCTGCATAAGTAGCGATGTTACAGTTAGTACCCACTTGAGCCTGTCCTGCATTATTATCATCGACTTTTACCTCAAACACTACGTTTGGGTTGTCAATGACATATGCTTTGATGTCGTCTGCTGCTACACTGCCTGGATAATGGTTGCTCCATGTTGGTTTCCCTGTTGTAGGGTCTGTATATTCACAACCATTGAAAATTCCAATGACTTCAGCACCAGCAGTTGATCCGACATCAATAGCGCCATTAGCGACTAAGATGACTGGATCACCTTGATAGATTGCGGAACCTTCGTTGTTTCCAATTTTATACTCGGTCTGGCCAGAATTGTTATAACCACTACCAAGCATTTTTACTGGACGAAATCCGAAACCTGAGCTTTGATTTGCCATATTATTACTCCTTTGTAATACGTTGTTAGTTGGTCAATTAACAAACCGTGCCGATTACGACTTGTTTCCTGAACCAAAAGTTACTTTGGTTTGCCTTTGGGGTTTACTGATCGGCATCCTGGGATCCTCGATCTTCAGTAGATCATTGTCGACGGCCTCTTTTTGACCCTCGGTTAAGTTTCTGTAATAAGCATTACGTTCTTCAATTGTTTCTACTGGCATGCGAGCTAACAGTAACCCACCTACCCCTATTACGCCAGCGTGCTTACCATCTTCGATAGTAGGAAGTTCCCAGTCAGGATACTCGTCAGCTCGAACTAATTCCCAGCCTTCTCGTAATTTACCACTGATGTTTTTATAATCATCAAATCCTCTAACTGATTCCCTAATCCATCGATGTTTGTAACCATCTGGAGCTGGGGGTGCGTCCAATGCAGACGGTCTAGTCCAACCTTTTTTACGAGCTGTCTTTTCCCTAGTCTCACTGGATCTTAGCGTTTTATTTACCATGTTGTCTCCAATCTATAGATATTTTGCGTATTCTTCAAGGGGTACACCTAATTTTTTTGCAATTGCAACTTGACTAGGAGTGAGAGTAATTTTTCTCTTAGAACCACTTGATTTACCTGTTCGTGAAGCTCCAGCCACTGTTTGTGGTGCTTTTTCCTTCGCTTCAACTTGTTGGTTTTGAAATTTATTTGGAAACTGACTCTTCATGTAAGAATTAATTTCTTCATAATATTCATCACTTTTAGGATCAAAACCTTCTCTTAAAAGTTTTTTATGATGAGCTAAAGCAGTAAATGTCATGGCCTCATCTTGTCCAAACCATTTATTATCTTCTGCCCACTGTTCTGCTCTAGGGTCAGGCTGTTTTTGAACAGGTGCTTGAGCTTGAGGTCTTTCAGCCATTAATCCTTCTTGTTGTTTTAATAACTGTTCTCTTTGTTGCTTAGAAGCAATAGCTCTTTCCTCTTCAATTGCCAGTCTTGTTAAAGCTCTTTGAGCATCCACTTGAGCATTGACATCGTTGTTATACAAAGCATCTTGATAAGCTTTTTTAGCTTGTTCAATCTGAGACTTAACTCTTGTTTCATACTCTGTAAGATAGTTTTCATCTAAAGACTTAATTTTATTTTCATACTCGGTGTATTTTTTCTTTGCACTTTCAGCAAAGCGAAGAGCTTCTTGCTCTCTTTGTTCAGTCTTTTCGATTCTATCTAAAAGTTTTTTGATTCTTCGTTGAACATTTTTAGAGTATTTATCTAAACCGTCTTCTTTAGAATCATCATTAGAGTCGTCGTTGAAATCTTCATTAGAAGAAGCATCTGTTTGAGAAGTAGCTTCTTTGTCTTGGACTTTACTATCTTCAGTAGATTTATCTTCTTCTTGAAGTTCAACCTCTTGACTTTCTCCAGTAGTGTCAAGGTCTACCATTTTTTCGTCAGCCATATTTATCTCCTTAATAAATTGTTAGTACGTCTTTTGGGTCTTTTAATTTAGCTAAAATTTCATCATCATTGAGAATACGAATTTCTCCACCTTCAATTTTAACTCTTGATCCAGCGTATCTTGCAAAGACAACCCAATCGCCTTTCTTGCACCACGGACCATTGGGAAATTTATCTTTATCAGCATAAGCATCAGAGCCCATACTTAAGATCATTCCAACGTTCGTTGTAAGTTGTTGTTCTTCCACAGCTTTGTCGGTGAGATATAAACCACCTTTAGTTTTTTCTGTTCCTCTATAAGGTAAAACAACCATTCGCCATCCTGTTGCTTGTGGTATTCTTTCTAACGCAGGACCTTCTTCTTTATCTTTCTTCTCTTCTTTTTTAGTCAAAGGTTTTTTATTAAAACCTTCTGGTAAAATTAATCTACTCATCTTTAAACACCTTCTTGTATATTTCTTGATAGTCCATTAATAACTGCTGTAAAGCGTGTAACTTTCCTAACTCATATTGATATTGATCAAATGAACTAAGACTCCTACTCAACAAATCATCTTTCTTATCGTTGATTCGTTCTTGAATAAGCTTTTTAACGTGGTAGTCGAAACTCTCTTGCATTATTTTGTAATCTTTTTAGATTTTTCGAATGTTCTCAAGCCAGCCATTCCTAGGAGAGCCATGACTAATGGCATGAGTTGTTCCATATTCATTTGAGGAAGAGGGCCAACTTCGATTTGAAAAATTCCTAGAAAGAACACGATAAAAGGTTTAAGGACATATTCGAAAAATATGGCCAATGCTGCACTAAATCCAATGAGGGGTCTCCAAGAACGTTGCAATAAACCTGAAATATCGGTAGCTGTAGATTGAGCATCGGCTAAATTAATATCCATTTGTTTAGAATTAATTTCATTTTCAAGCTCTTGAAGTTTAATTCTAATTTGACCTTTTTCTTCTTCCGAAGTATGAACAGAATCGATAACCTTACCGACAGTGTCGACTAAAGAGCCACCTAATATTTTACTAAGAACCAAAATATACCCCTAACGCAAAAAATACGATAGCTATAATTGCATCACGTTTCTTGACATTAGAAGTAAAGCTTTTAACTTTTAATAGTATTTTGTTCATTAAAATACTCCTTCAAACTTAAGACCTTTAGATGCTACTCCATAACCACGTTTGTGTTTTTTATCCTCAGGTATAGATCCAACTTTTATGATCTTACCTGGTGGAATAGACTCTCCCTGAGAGACAGGGCCCTTTTTAGGGGGGATTGTTTTTGTTAACTTTTTCATTAGTGTAATGTTAAACTATTTTCTTGAGTTTTTAAATAACTAATTTGTTGAGCAATATAGTTATCTGCTACGTATTCACCATAAGCATCAACTAAGGTGTCTCTACTCATGGTCAACAATACCTGAGCTAGTTCAATTAAATCAACACCTTGTTCAGCTTGTTCTTGAACAAAATCTCTTGTGTTATTGATAATTTTTTGAACTCTTTTTTTAGTAACATCATCAATCATCCTTAGATGATAGGATGTTTTGTTTTTATTTTCCATTTTTCTTTTCTACTTTCTTTATTGTACCTTTGTTCTTAGAAGCGTAAAATACTTGTTCTCCTTTTTTCTTACCATATTCTTTCTTCATTGACTTCATAATCTTTTTACCTTTGCTTGTTAATGGCATCTCTTCTCTCCTGATTTAAAGTCTGTGTTGTCATCTTGTCGTACTGTACCTCAGCACGTTTATCTGCAATATCATAATCCTTTTGTATTCTGGCTTGATCAATCGCAGTCTTCTGTCGAAGCTTTTCTGCATCCAACTGTAGTTTAGCTTGATCTACTTGTGCATCCATTTGATCTTTTTGGGCACCTTGCTGTAACTCTTGTTGTTTTAATTGTATTACAGGATCAGGTTGACCTTGACCACTCAGTTGTCCTGATAATTGTTTTATTTCCATCATGAACTGTGCTTCGAGCTTTGCAATCACAGTGTCTATTTGATCTTCAGGAACTTGTTGTTGTTGAGCTAAGAACATTGCTTGTTCTTTTGCCTTTAAAGAAACATGTTCTAAAACGTGTTTTTGTAATTTCATGGCCATCGGAGGATTACCTAAAATCATTTGATTCGTTCCAAAGATTAAATGGTTTTGAATGTGAGCATCGTGATCTTGTCCTTCATACGCTCTCATTAAATTACCATCGAGTAAATCAGCGTGCTCCGTGGCTGGATCTTTGGGAGCAGTCGGAGTATCTTTTCTTAAAATCTGATCAATATCTTTAACCCCTAATGCTTCATACATTCTTCTATAAGCTTCTTTGATATTATGGATATCAGGTGCACTTTGTGCTAGTTGTAATTCCGTTTGAGCTAAAGTAACTCTTTGTGTAGTAGAGAAAATGTTAGGATCAGAAACTGGTAGAACATCTACACGGTCACTAAAGTCTTCTGCCTTAACTGTTCGATCTGCACCTTCCACAGAGTAAGGATAAGTCTCAGGTAGATAATCAGCAAAAACATCAAACAATAGTTTGAATTCTTTTTTCTGAGAATA